AAGTCCAGCTTCTTGGATAAGTCGAAGCCAAGAATGCAGTCATGCCCCTCGAATTGATCGAGTCGCAGCGTCCGATCCTCGCAGGCCTTCAGGCTTTCCAGGTTGAAGAAACCAGCCTTCGCCGACGTCCACACATTTAGGTGCTTCGTCTTAAATGTGTTTGTGAACCGCGCACTTCGGATTGCCCGCTGCTGCTGGCTTTCCAGATAGTCCTGGAACACCGAAATCCCGATGTTCGGATTCGCCTTGAATAGAACCTTCGGATCAGTCCAGTCGTCGCCGTCGTCGATCGTGAAGATCCAGCCGAAGAGCTCATCGTCAGGGACCGTCCCTTCCAGCATTTCGATGACCTGCTTGCGTTTGTCGTAGCACGGTCCTTCGATGTTCGCGCCGGCCGTCGTGATGATAAACATCAGCGGCTGACGGCGCGCGCCCATACCGGTGAGCATGGTCTCGTACAACGACGCAGTGTCATGCTCGTGGTATTCGTCCACGATGGCGCACGACGGTGACGCGCCGTCGCCAGGATTGCCGATCAGCGGTTCGAATCGGCTGCCATCTTCGGGCCGATTCATGTTCTGCGCGTTGACTTCGATTCCGGCTGCATCGATCAACAGCGGAGAGCGCTTAACCATTAGGCGCGCCGGCCGGAACACTTCCCAGGCCTGCTTCTCCGTAGTCGCGCCGGCATATACCTCAGCACCGAATTCGTCATCAAGTACGAACATGCTGATACCGATGCCGGCGGCGATCACGCTTTTACCGTTCTTTCTGGAAACCTCCCAATAGCTTTCGCGGAATCGGCGCAAGTTGTCGCGCTTGCGCTTCCAGCCGAATGTGCAGGCCAAGCCGAATTTCTGCCAGGGCTCCAGCGTAACCAGCTGACGCTTGAATGCCCACTCCCCCTTTGTGTGCGGCAGAAGCTCGATTAGGTGTAGCTTCTTCTCTGCCGCTGCAGCGTCGAACTTGTACGGGTAATCGCGACTGCGGCTCGCTGTCAAGTTGTCCAGATGGCGCTGGCATGCAAGCTTGACGTATCGGCAAGCGACGATCTTCCCGCTGACCACATCCTTGGCATATTTGTGCGCCGCCTCGACGCGCGGAAATTGCTCCTTTTTCTTAGCCATTTCCCAGTAGCGCGCCGAAAGGATTACTGTTTTTCTTCTTCGATCCGCCAATCAACCGTGACCGGCTAGACGGATCAAGACCAAGCATTGCACCAAAGGTCCCCATCTGGCGTGTTGCCTCGTTTGCGGCCGTGAGCGCCGGATTCTTAACTGGACCGCCTTCAGCACCCATGACCACAATGCCGTTCTTCGCAACCTCTTCCTGCGCCAGCCGCCAGTTTTTATAGGCCAGGCAGAACAGCTCGACATTGTGAATGTCGGTCGGCTGCAAGATCTGCTGCTTGCACAGGAGCGGCATCACCCGCTCCCACATATCCTTCGCGTATCCGTCGATCCACTCAGGCGGGTCAATGTTCGTGACATCGCCGAAGTCGGGCTCGTCTTGATTCAACGCCCTCTTTCCGGGATTCCCGGCTGCGATCTTCTTCTGCGTCGGCTTCGTCTTGCGGCCAGATCGCCCGGCTACACCAGGCATAGCCTGCTCCTATTTCAGTTCCGCGCCGCGACCTCCGTTGTTGCCGTGCGGAATTCGGTTAATTTTCATTTTTCGCGGGTGTAAAAATTTGACTGCGTGGCCGGTCTTTAGCGAAAAGGTGCCAGAAATTTCCCGCCCCTACCCCTTTGGCCCAGCCAGTCTCCGGCCAAAGCCGCCATCCTTGGTGGCTGTCTTCAGATCATGGTGATATTTACAAAGCGACATCCAGTTGTTCTCGCTGTCCCAGAACAGTTCTTGTGCTCGCCGGATCGCTTCCGTGTTGCCGCTGTCAATCGCCTGCTTCAACTTATGCGGCTTGATGTGGTCGACGACTGTCGCCGCCGTCACGCGGCTTTCACGCTCACAATGGACGCAAAGCGGATGCTTGCGCAGCCATGTCGCCCGGGCTTTCCCCCATCTGCTGTCATACCCGCGCTCATGTGCTGTGCCGCGTCTCTCGTCCTGCTGGCGCTGCTTCTCTCGCTTATGCTTCTCGCAAAAACCAGGCGCATCGATGAGCACCCCGCACCCGGCTTGCCGGCAGATGGTTTTAGGACGACGCGCCATGCCGATAGTACGTTTTTACTATATGAATCAAGAAAGCACCGACGCCCGAAGGATTAGCATTGTTACCGCTGCTTCAGCCTGAGATAGATCGAACGCTCGTCTATGCGGCCGCCAGCGGTCACAAACCTCAAAGTTGCCCTGCCCAACTTCCCGGCGGTGCCGCCTGCGATCCAGCCAGTAACCAATGAGCCCTGAGTCGATGTCGACTGCAGCGTGATTCCGGAAACTGCATCGACGCTGATCGTTGCGGATGCCAAGCTGTCATTGATCCCGGCGAGGTAGTCGGTTAAGTCCCAGGTGTAGTCCAACACTGCCGCCGGATCTTTCTCGATCACCTGCCGACCTTCACCGTCAGTGATGTAGGTATCAGTCATACGTTCGCAGATCAGTTCAACACGATGTGGCGATCTTGTGCACCAATACGCAAGACACGCTGTTCAGCACCAATAACCAGGATTCGTTCTACAGGAACGAACGTTGCAGCGATCGATTGGCTATCAATTGCAGATAGCACCTCGGCCACCGTGCCCACTGCCACCATTGCCCCCGTCACAGAATCAAATGCAGTACAGGATTCAGAAAGCGAAACACCGGCAACCAGCAGCATCGAAACAGCATCTGCCGCTGTCGCACTTTCCATATTTGCCGCATTTGCAATCAGCGCGCCGGAAAGCGAATCCGCCAGTGATCCAAACTCAGCGACGCTCGCCAAAGTCACATATACAGCCGACGCTCCATCAGCAGCACTCGCCGATTCCGTCACGCTTGCCGATGTCAATGCGCCAGTAGTACATTGATCTGATGCCGATACCGTCTCAGCAACGGCCCAGCTGGTTGTTTCCGTCGCACTCGTGCTGTCTGATGCAGTGCCTGACTCCGAAACGAATACTGGAGCAATGAGCGCTGCTGATACAGAATCGGAAGCAGAACCAGACTCACCAACGCTCGCCGCTGAGATTACGACACAACTGACAGACTCTGAGGCCGTCCCAGATTCGGAAACCGTCTCGGTCGCCAGTAATACAGCCGATGCGGCATCTAATGCCGATCCTGACTCGGATACGCTGTCACTGTATGTCGTATCACCAGACGATAGAGGCGCGCCAGGCAAACCAAGCGGCCGAAGGCCAAGCGGCGAAAGCCCGAGCGCCATGATTTACTCCGGCCAGCCGGTCGAATAGTCGTATGCCAATATGTCAGTCAGCGTCGCGCCTTCGGTATTCGCAATCGCAGTCAAGTTCGCCTCGTGCACGTTGGATGCTTCGCGGATGGCTTTTGCGTGGTCCCATAGAGCCTGATAGCCGGCCACTTCCGTCTGCTCATCCGCCGTCCACTCGCGGGAATAGTGGATCATATTGAGCTCGTTCATCCTTGCGTTGCAATTCGATTGCTTCCAATCAGGAAGGAACGCGTAAATCTTGAGCTTCGCTGTCAATCGCAGATCGGGCAAAACCTGATTGGACAGGTAATTTTGGATTTCGGGCGTCATTTGTAGAACCCTGCCACTTGACCGCCACCGGAACGGTTATATGGGGTTGAAAAGGATGTATCTGCTGTCGCAGGTAAGGCACCGTAGGTCGCGCCTTTGTCGGCCATCAGAATGTCGCGGGATGAGCCATTTGTGGACAGTAGACTATGACCGTTATGAGTCAGGCGTCGCAGAGCAATCGTTGAACTATTAGCCTGTATGCACTTCCAATACATTGCAGGCGGCGTCCAGAATTTCGTTCCGAGCGTGATAGAACGAAATCCGGTGGCGCTCGCATCGATCTGCGTCGAGGACGTGAACTCCGTGATCAGATTCGCCGGTCCGCCAGTCGATGGATCGACGTCATACAGGCCCATGCGAACTGCGCCACTAGCCACGCCCGTCGTCACTTCAACTGCAACCTGAGAGATCGGGCGCGTATAGATGTATTCAATGGGAATGTAAAGCCTGCTCCCGCTTGTCATTGTGAACGTAGCCGCACCAGAATCGTAGGTGACGCGAGTGTTAAATGGCTGCCAGACGTCCGAATTTGCGCCAGTCAGGCTCAACGTCGAAAGCAGGCCGGAACGCGTGTTGACGGTCGTCGCGGACAGCAGTATTTGAATGTTCGCTGCTGTGTTGCCGAAGGAAAGCGCGGTCGGGTTCGCGGCGTCGTAGGTCGTGCTGTTCCATGTCTTGAGGATCGCGGTGCGAGTCAGGACGTTCGTTGAGAGAGCCAGTGATCCATACCCAGCTTCGTACTTGCTCAGAGTGGCAAACGTGCTGTCCGTGTACTCGCAAATCTCATACTGGACAAATTTCGTTCCGGTTGTGCCGAACACGTCGGTTGGCTGTGGGTAACCAGTGACAGCGGCAAGCGTGATCGTCCCTGAGCCACCCGTACCGTTGTGGGTGCAGCGTACTGCGTCGGCGTACATCGCACCTTATCAAGCCTGGCTCATTGCCGGCTCGATCTCCGCTTCAGTGAAATAACGCTCGTGCCGCTCGCCATCCGCGCCGCTATAGGTCACGCAATATTGAACGTCATTGTCGATGATCTTGAAATCGACAATTTCGCCCTTGATGACCGGAACGACTTGGCGCACTGGGTCGCCTTTTTGGAATTTGAGTGCCATGGATCGTCCTTATACAGAGAGCGAATAGCTGACGTTGACCGTATCGCCATTGGCAACGGTCTTGTCGCCACCAGAGAACAGACCAGCGGAAAGCAGCACGCCACTTGTGCCGTCCTTAGTGGAGGACGTCGCTAGGAATGCGACCTTGATCGTGCCGCTGGATGTGATCGAGAACGACAGCGCCGATGACAGCGACTTCGAGCCGCTCGACGCGGAAGAGAATGCAGCCGTTGGACGGGCCGACTGCGAATAAGTTGGCGCATTAGTTGCGCCTGCCTCGGTCCAGCCCGAATGCGAAGACGCGGTGTCGCCGGCAGCAATCGCCGAATACGAAACTGAGCTGATCAGGCCCATGTAGAACGCCGCTGTGTACGCTGACCCAGCCAGGTACTTGTCCAGCAAGTCGTTCTTGCCCTGAGTGGTGACCAGATTCTTCCACTCGTCACGCCATTTCAGGTTGCCGTCCTTGTCATAGCACTTAGCCACATAGACGCCGCGCACTTCCAATGCCTCATCAATGCCACCATTGGCAATCACCGAGGCATCGCTAGCGCTGCTTGCGGTCAAGCTGTCGTTCATAGTGGTCCTTGCACAAATAAAAAAGCCCGACATCGGAATTCCGGTATCGGGCAATTCACATCAAATATTCTTCAACCGCCAACCGACTTATTCATCGATACCTGCATGCAAGCAGCCACGGAGAAATCCCGAATGCATCAATATGCGGTTCGTTTACACGCCTTATCTTTGGCCTTATCCTTTTTTCATGGCCTCGAAGACTAAACGATCCACTGCAACAAATACCCAGAGCATCAATCAGCGAAAGGAGAAGCTGCCCTCCCACATCCCGCACGAGGTTGTTTCCCTCATGGTCGAAAAGGGATGGTCTATCACCCGCGCCTGGCGTAAGCATCTCGGACTGACGCAAGTAGAAGTCGCCCGCCGCCTTGGCGTCTCCCAGGGTGCATATTCCCTCCAGGAGCGCAATACAAAGAACCGGAGATCCACGCTCGAAAAGCTCGCGGAAGTGTTCGGGATCTCGCCCGATCAGCTCGACGTGTAATTTAAAACGCCAGAGGCCAATACAGCAGCATCCAGAATATCCACATTGGATAGGTCACTTGAGCACTCCGATCCGGATCATGCGCTCTACTGCCGGCTTTGCTGGCTTGTGGTGGATAACGCGGAACGTTTTGCCTGCCAGCTTGTTCTCGCCAGTGGGCATGCCGCCTAATTGCTTTCTAATGTCGGAGTTGCTCATGTCGCCATCCCCTTCCAGAACTTTGCTACCCACTCCGGAGACTGATGCTCCGGAGTATTGCGCTCGCGGCGCTCCATTAAGGACTGCATAAGACGGCGCGAATCGCGCTTGGTCTTGGATCTGGAGTGAGACTGCATAGCGAATCTCCCGTTAACGAAAAAAGCCACGGCTTTTATACCGAGGCTTTTGATTCGTATGGACGTAAGGAGGCATCAAACTTCGCGGCTAAAAGGTAAGCCGCTGCCCCGCTTTCGCCCAAGTTATGAACGTCGAAAGGACTAGCCGATGGACGATCAGTATCATGATGATAGCCTATTGGCAAACTGTTTACAACGGGAATTTAAAACAAGGTGAGTATTCGCACGAAAACCGGCAGTGATTCGCGTCTGAAAGCCGCCACCCAGCAACGTCAGCAAATGGACGAATCCTCGGTGGGTCTGAGCGGCTGCAGTCGACCAGGAACCGTCTTTCGATTAACCATGATAATTGATGGTTTATAGGTCGGAACCGGTCGTTCGGAACGGCCGCGCCAGATTTTCACTACAATCAAGGATGATGCAGATGAAGAGTTGGGTAAAGATAAATAGATGGAACAGCAGAAGCTATGGGTTGAGCCGGTGGGAAGCATTATCATGGCGCGATTGCGGGGGGTATGCACTGCCGAAATGCTAAAGGAATGCCAAGACCTGGTACTGGCTTTAGCTAAGGACACCCAGCACGTAAAGGTGTTGTACGACTCCCAGGAACTGGAAGCGCTGGACATTGACCTCGTCCTTTTACAACAACGGCTAGAAGCAGAAAAAAAGGCGAGTTTGGGTTCTGTGCCGTTACGGACGGCCATTCTTGTACCAAATACCCGCATTGCTTTCCTGGCTAGAATTGCATTTGGCCAGTTCGGCGAAGGGCAGTATCGCGTTATCTATAACGATATGGATCAAGCTATCAAGTGGCTTGAAGAGTGACGTTCTACGAGTAGGGGTCATATCTTATTGGCTGGCCGG